GCGAGGATGGCGAAGAAGAATAACAGGGCAAAGCAGATGGCGAACGATGCCAAGCTCCGAAGCTTACTTAAAAAGGTCGGACCAGGTCAGACCATGTCGCAATCTCAGATTGCCGATGAGGCGGGGATTTCCCGACAACTCGTCAATCGGATAGAGCGAGGGGCCATACAAAAATTAACCGAGCAGATCGCTCGAATCGTGGAGAGGGGAGAAGATGGGTAGAAGATACGAATCACAAAGGGATCTCGACAACGAGCAGGAGATTGCAAGTTTTCTGAGCCAAGCGTGGGGATGCACATTCATAAAGCTCGAAGCATACAGGTGGCGGGTTGATTTCTTACTCTGCGGTCCAAACGAGAAGTTCGCTTGGTTGGAAGTCAAGACGGCCAACATTAAATTTGGCTCTCTGCCCTTTATCATCTCATACAAGAAGATCGAGGCCGCCCGAGCACTATCGAAAACATCGGGATATAAATTTATCCTAATCTATCGGTGCAAAGATGCACTCGTATATCATGTTTGGGACTTCGAGAAGAAATACAAGTTTGAGTTTGGAGGGCGAAACACAACGGCCCGAGACCCTCACGACATTGAACCCGTGTTCAGGATCGACCCGAAGGACTGTCACAAACTCGAGGGCTTTAAATAATGGCCACCCTAAAAGGAGAACTACGAAGCTTTTTCGAGCGTTTGCCCGAGGGTGAATTCAGCCACCATAATCAGGTGCTGACTCCCCTGTCGCTGATCGTTTGCAAGTATGTCGAGAATCCCGATCAGGCGGTCGAGTTGATTTATAAAATGCTCAACGGGTCCAACCATCGGGCCGAGCAATCAAATGAAGTCAGGAAACTCGTCCTCTCGGGTTATGACTACTTAGGCAATCCAAACCGCTCAACCGTCAAAAAGAAAAGAGAACCCGTTGATACCGCCCTGCAAAAGACTTACGTCGGCGATGAGAAAACTTACGAGGAGTTTATGCTGGCATCCGATCCAATCCCGCTTGGCGGAGCCGAGGCGATTGGTGGATTGTTCGAGGATGACGACGTGATCTTTGTTCAGCCCGAGCTACATTCCAAGCCGCTCGAGTTTTGCCGACCCGTCGGCGAATGGAGGTCGATGGATTTAAAGCCCTATCAATACATGACTCACAACCCATCGGTCGAGAATCCGACCGGCAGGAACGAGAGCAACTTGAGCGGGCAAAGAAAATATCTCCTCCATGAGGTCGATGACAAGGCGATCACCTTCGAACAGCAACTCGGGCTGATCAAGCAACTCGAATCCATCGTCCCGCTCAAGATGATCGTCTCGTCAGGTGGCAAGAGCCTTCATGCATGGTTCGATTGGAAGCCTGGTCGAAGGGATGACTTTCTAACACTCTCACAAAAGCTCGGCGGGGATGTCCGATTTGCCAATGGCTCACAGCTTTGCCGACTCCCTTGGGGAACACGAAGGAAAAAGGGCGAGCCCCTGTCGGCCGAGCAACCGATCATCTTTTGGAAGGACTGAGTGGATCTAATCATCCGAGCCAAGGCAGTCCGAAGATTCATTCGGCTAGGCATTCCCGTGATGCAGGCCGTTGAAACGGCAGATAAATTAATGGCGGGCCGAAGGATTTACGTCCTTCGAAACGAAGACACTTTAAAGCCAACCCTCGTTTTAACGATTGGCAGAAATCACATAAAATAACAACCAAGAAAAACATGGCGCGAAGAGAAGATTACCTAACACCCGAAACACTAGCCGCCGCCGACGAGGTGGATCGAATGCTGGCAAACATGACACCGACAGCAAGCTATCATGAACCCGTCCCGTCGGTTCACGTCAACGATGCGATCGAAGATCCTCTGCCCGCCCCGACCTTTATCGATCTCTTTCAGGTCATGGCCAACGCCTCCGACCCCTCCACCCTGCCCCCCATCCTGATCGAGGGAGTCCTGCACAAGGGATGCAAGATGATCCTCTCGGGTTCCTCAAAGGCAGGGAAGACCCTCGGCCTCATGCACCTCGGCATTGCCGCCGCAAACGGCATCCCTTGGATGGGTCATGCGATCAACAGGCAATGCAAGGTCGTATACCTCGACTTCGAGCTCAAGCAAAGACTAGCCGAGGAACGAATCAAGGAGATTATCAATAGCCAGGGCAATGAATACTTCCCGACCAAAAACTTCATGTATTGCGGCCTAAGAGGGCAGAAGCGCTCACTCGAGGATCTCGCCCTCCATATCCAAGCGATCAAGGACTTCGAGCCCGACATGGTCATCGTCGATCCCTTTTACAAGCTGGGCGGGGAGTACGATGAGAACGATGCAGGCTCAGTCGGTCTAGTCCTCGACAAGATGGAAAGCTTCTCCGAAAGGCTCGATTGCGCATTCGTCTATGCTCACCACTTCTCAAAAGGAAACAAGGCCGAGACGGACCACATTGACCGAGCATCAGGCTCGGGAGTCTTTGCCCGAGATCCCGATGCCATTCTCACCCTTACTCCACACGAGGAGGATTTCCACCTGGTGCTCGAGGCGACCCTGAGAAACTTTCCAACACCCGAAAAGAAGGTGATCGAGTTTGCTTGGCCCAACTTTATTCACAAACCCGACCTCGAACCGAATCTCAGGAAGGCGGGTCAGGCTTCCGAAAATAAGAAACTGAACACCCATTTGGCCGAAAAAACCCTCGAGATCTTGAAAAGAAACTCGGTTATGGGGTTGCAAAACCTCACCAATAAGTTGTCCGATCAGACCAACAATCCGATCAGCAAAGACAAGATGAGAACGATCCTCCGAATGCTCAAGGGGAAGATTGAAATTCAAGACCGAGGACCAGGGAAAGAAACCATCTATTCGACAAGATTGCTTAATTGAACTATTCTCTTACGAAGTTGCATTGGTTAGTAGTAGTGGTGGGCTATATATATACCACTACTACTACTAGTAGTTGAACAGGCTTGAGGAAGTGGTGGCTATCGCATGGGCTATGGGCTCGCAAGCTCGCCCATTAGCCTCGCCCTTCGGGCTCGCCTACCGCCCAAGACGATTGCCTAGTCAGGACACCGCCACCACTCCGCTTGCCAAGCCTACAAGCTCGCCAGCCTTGGGCTCGAAAAAAAGTTATCATCGACCAACCCTTCACTCGTTTGAGCCATTTAGCCCTGTCAGGCCGTTTGACCATCGATTAAGCCCTATACCTTCGGAAGGATCGAAAAGGGCTAATAGGGTAGGGTATGCTCGGGTAATTGGCATTCAGGGGAATGTCGGGATAGCCCTAGAAGGCTCTAGGAGGACGCAGGAGGGATTTTTGGGGTTAAAGGTGTGTCCTTACCTTCGTGAAGGATCAAAAGGCTTTTTAGGGCTGTTCTTGGTTGGCTTATTTATATTGGTCAACTTATCCATCTCCGAAGAGATCCAACGGCCAGGTTCGAACTCTCGGGCGATTTGAATTTGCGACTCGGCAAACTTTTGTCGGGTCACCCCTAAATCCAAATTATGGGTCTTGGCATATTCTTTTACCATCTCGTCGAAATCATATCCACCCTCCCAAGGGAAAATTGGTTTAGTCATTGATCAGTCTCTTCGCCAACTCGTCAACGACCTGACCCGCTGATGATTTGGTTTTGGTGGCTTGGCGGGTGATCAGGTCTCGCGTTGTCGGATCGACCATGCAGTGGAATCCAATTCGTTTAACTCCTGGTCGGTTAGGTGGTCGGCCTGTTTGGTTTGGGCGTTTGCCGCCCCATTGTTTTTTATCGGTCATCATTACTCTTGGTAAGTCTCCTTATTAATTTCTTCAGCCTCATATTTAATATGCTCCCATGCCTTCTCGATTATTTGACTTTTTGTAAACTCAGCATTTAAATCGTCAACGAAAAATGAGGAGCAAGTAAATTGACCGTTAAAAGAGAAACCTTCCAAGGCATAAAAGGGGAGTTCCCATTCTCCAAAAGAGAAGACAGGTTGTTCAACTCCAACATTTAACTCTGAAGCTAATCGTTTAAGTTTTCTAAATTGCATGATATTGGCTCTTGTTCAGTATTACCTTCGCTTTCATCTTCATCCAGCCCCTCACCATGACAGTTTGGGCATCCGTACCTACCAAGCTTATCGGGGAACTCGTATTCGCAGAATTGGCAGATCATTAGAAATCCACCTTCTGCACTTGGTCTTGCCATGCTCGTAAAGTTTTAAGCATTCGGCTGGTTTTATTTTTGCGGTGCTGGTCCCTTGGAACACGCGCACCTGTTTCCATATTCAAAACAACTCCCTCAATCTTTTTCTCCCAAGGAGATTCTTTCATCCATCGTATGAGGGGCATATGGCCTTTTCTATGGCTGACCCCATCAATGTCCCAATTGTCGGCCAGCAGGCTACTGCAAGCCTCGTAAGGCTTCGTATAGGTAAATACGACCTTGGCACCCATGCAGAAGCAAGCCATCGACGCTTTGCCAAGTAAAAAGGATGCCAGGTTCTTGGTCCCATCGGTGCAGACCCTGCGAATTTCCATATGATCATGACGATTGGCCCAAGAACTCGAGCAATTATCGACTGTGGCTATACCCTTGATACCTAGCTCGGTTTTTACTCCGATGCTGAACCGATGTCGCTTCAATGGTTTGGAGTGCCGATGATGCTCGGCCACAAATGCTTGAGCTTCAGCGAGCTTGAGGGGGACAAATGAGTGGTTGAAGTTCATCGGTGCTTAATTGTTTCAATATCTTGCTTAGAAAGTTTTTTTCCGACTAAGTCTTTGATATCGTTATCTTGAATAGTAATACTGATATTGGACAGGCTTATTAACAATTGCCCAACATCAGGATTGTCGGATTCTTCAATGATGTTATCGCCAACGAGATTCCATAATTCACCCCCTAGCCTTTTTTCTACTCGCCATATAAATTCAGAAAGAGCCTCTTCGGCTTTTTGGAATTTCTTGTATTCCCTCTTAGTAAGTAACTGTTTCATATCTTGAAAGTATCTCTAAGTTCCACTATCTGATTTTTAATGTCTTGGATGATGCTGATGTGACCACCACTCAGCTGAATAGCTTTTAATGCTATTTTAAGAGTGACGATCGCATTTTCTGCGACTTCTTTATTTGTTGGTTTTGTGTCATTCATGCTCTCAATCTAGCTTATCTGTACAGGAAAGCAAGTAAAACATGAAAGTATTTTTGACGATTGTCAGAACTGACTGTAAATCAGTAGGCTAGGGGACAAGAAAAAGTTACGATTCTACATCCGAAACCTCCGCCTCAACCACTTTCTCATCCTTCAGGGTGGCGAGCTCGGCTCGAATCTCATCCAGGCTAAGAGATTTCTTTACTTCGATGACTTGAGTAGGCTCGCCTTCATATTGGCGATGCTTGTCGATCAGAATGCCTGTGGCGATTGGGAGAACACCCGCAGGGATTTCATCGTTCTCCAACTTCTCGATCATCTGCTCGACGGCCATTACGCTGGCCGTACCGATCAATCCCTTGAGATGTTTCTTCGATTCCTTGAGGACTTCGGCTTCCCGAGTGCGGACTACGGCAACGGTATTGGCTGAGATCTTACAGGCCTTGGCCACCTGTTTGATCGTCGCCCCTGCTGTTAGCATTTGAACGCACCTGGCATAGTCGGCCGGTCGTTTGTCGAAAAGCTTTTGGCCCGTCCATACTGCTGGGCAAGTATCTTTGACTTCGAGGTTGGCCGATAAGTTATCGGGGAAGTGGCTAGTCCTTGGCAATTTAGTCGGCATGAATGCTATCGGTGTAGAGGTTTGAGAATGAATTATCAATAAGGTATTTGGCAAGTACAATTAGACATAATCAAAATTGTCCGAACCCGATACAGCATAAAAACACGAAAAACATAATAAAACGAGCCTTTTGCAATAATTTTATGCGATTTGTGCCGCCAGGTGGGGGGGGAGGGGGTCCGAAGACCGTCGGACTTTTTCACCAAGACCGATTAGTAGCCATAAAAAAATTCCGACAATTGTCAATCCCCCGTTAACGCATAGGCATTAGCGAGGTATCCCATAAATCCCTCGTTAAGAACAAGTCCGAACTTTTTTTCGGTATTTTTTGGAGCCGAGGTTACAATCAAATCGCCAATTTGTTAGATTCGAAGCATGGAATGGACTCCACATCCCGCTCTTCCCGCCCTCACGAAGGAGGAGATGCTTGCGATGGAGCCCGAACGCATCCTCGAGTACTACAACACCCGAGAAGCGGCCATAGAGGCCGAACGGGACGATCCTTACCGCCATGGCTTCGAACTCGACACTTGGAAGCTCGCCGACGAAGAGCTCAAGACTCACCAAGAAATCCTCGTGATGGGCGGCAATCGTGCAGGAAAGTCCTTTTGGGCGGCCAAGCGGGTAGTGCAAACCCTCGTTGAGAATCCAAACTCGATCATATGGTGCCTAACGGAAACCTCGGCCAATTCGATCCAATTTCAGCAGGCCTTGATTTACAACGCCTTACCTAAAGAACTGAAATCCCTCGGCAGGGGGAAGGTTGGCTACGTCATGTACAGCCTTCGAAACGGATTCACGGCCAGCAAGTTTACGCTAAACAACGGGAGCCAATGTATCTTTAGATATTGGGCTCAAGACATATCGACCATCGAGGGAGGAGAGATCGGTGTCCCGCAAGAGCCTGTAAACAATACACATAACATCGGATTTTGGGCTGACGAATTGGTACCAATGTCATGGGTCGAAACACTTCGATTTCGCACCGTCACCCGAAATTCCAAGGGAATTATCAGTTTCACCGCAGTAGACGGCTGGAACTCAGTCGTCAAATCGATGCTCACGGGAGCCCGCACGGTCAAGTCGGCCAAAGCGGACCTCCTCGGAGGTGAGGAAGTCCCGCTTGTTCAGCAACCCTTGCGCAAAGCCTCGAGCGTTGTTTACTTTCACACCTCGGCCAACCCCTTTGGCGGATGGTCGGCGATGAAGAGTCAACTCGATGGTGAGAAGAGGGACGTCATTTTATGTCGAGCCTATGGAGTCCCGACTAAGCAAAGTCGAACGGTTTTCCCATCTTTCGGTGACAAGAATATCATAAAAAAGGATGACCTCCCCGACCTCTCGGAGGCCAATTGGGTTTTGTCGATCGACCCTGCGGGTGCAAAGCCTTGGTCGATGGTCCTGTTTGCCATCGATCCTCACGGGGTTGCATGGGCGGTCAGGGAGTTCCCTGATTTCGACACTTGGGGCGGATGGATTGACCTGGCGAAAGAAAAAGTATCGGGAGGTGAGGCGGCCCAGCCGAATGGCTACGGCCTTCGTGACTATGCAGAGGAGATCCATCGTATGGAATCGATCTGCGATGATGATGTGATTCGTATAATTGACCCTCGTTTGGGGGCGGCCTCGTATCAGAAGGCCGAAGGCTCGAGTAACATCATAGACGACCTGGCGGTTGAGGACATTATTGTTCAGCCCGCCGAAGCTTTGGACATCGAGACGGGTTTGCAGGCGATCAACAACCTATTGGCATGGGATCGGGCCAAACCGATGGACTTTGACAATCGGCCCAGCCTGATGATCTCGGACGAGTGTCAAAATTTAATCGCAAGTATCCAGGCTTATGAGGTGGGCGACTTGAAGCACCCCGCCAAGGACTTTGTCGATTGCGTTCGAATGTTTGCGGTCGGGAATTTCGAATATTTTAGCGAGGCGGATATGCAAGTAACAGGAGGCGGAGGCTATTGATATGGGAGTTGGAAAGAAATGGACTAAATTGGATCGGGACCAGGTTGTTTTGCTTCGAACGGGCGGGATGAGTTGGCCAAAGATAAGCAAGCAAACGGGCATCCCTCGAAGCACTTGCATCGGTATATATAAAGAGGACGCTGTGATCGTCGATGAGGTGACCAAGGTTGAGCCATCGGAGGATCAAATCGAGGAGGCATTTGTTTTAAAGCACGTCCCGAATCCCCGCCTTATGTTGATCGGATTCTCGGGACGTGAGGGCTATGCTAGATGCGTTAAGCGACCCGAGGACAATCGTCCCGTGAAGAGCGTCCTGCTCGTCAAACAGGTGGAAGATGACCTCTACCGACTCGTATGAGACTCGGGATCAATTCGAGTCCCGCATCGACTCGCTCCTGCGGGAGATGGTCGTTGAGGAAGCACTTGGGGCGATTCAAGACGAGCGCGACCCGAGGAGTTTCACGCTTCAGGAGATTGCAGGCTTTTTGGGGATCGGATTTGAAACGGTCAGGCGGATCGAAAGCGAAGCCCTGAGTAAATTTAAAAATGTGATGATAAATTTGGAGGAGTAATATTATGGAAGAAGAAGGAAATGGATTAAGCGTTCAGGAGTTCAGCGAGAAATCGCCCGACGTTGATGATTTGAAACGGGATTTTGACGATGCGAAAGCGAACCTATCGTTTTGGATGGACAAGGCGGAGGATGGACGGGAATGTCGATTCAACGAATGGGCGGGCAAGAATGATACGGGAAAAAAGCTCGGCCCCGAAGCATTTCCTTGGGATGGGGCATCTGACCTCAGTCCAAATCTCATCAACCCATTGATCGAGGGTGATGTTGCCCTGCTTGGCCAATCGCTTTCGCAGGCCAACTTGGTTGCGGCCCCCGTTGAATCGGGTGACGTGGCTTCGGCTAAGTTGGTAAGCGAGTTTCTTCGTTGGCGGATGGGCTCGATGGAGGAACTTCAGCGGGAAGCCGCCATCGGCGCTAATTATCTTTTGCAAAACGGCCTGACTTTCTTCGGCACTAGTTGGAAGAGGGAAACCACTCGGGTTTTTCGCCCAATCAACTTGGAGGAGATCGCTCAACAGTCGCCCGAATTGGCGATGGCGATCGAAGATCCCGAGATGAAGGATGCCGTGGCCGAAATGTTTAAACAAGCCTACCCGAAGCTAAAGAAGGGTCGGATCAATCGGGTAATCAGGGAACTTCGAGAGGAGGGAGTGAGCGAAATTCCGACCGAAAAAGTGGTCGAAAACAGGCCGTGCGTAAAAGCGTACGAGTTGGGGAGAGAAATCGTAGTGGACAGCAACGTGATCGACTTGGAATCGGCTCGGGCGATTTACTGCATCCATTATTTTAGCCCCGAAGCGCTAAAGCAAAAGGTCAATGATGGATGGGATGCCGATTGGATTGACGAATTGCTCGAAAACTCGAAGGGAACTTATGCCGACGAGAGCTACTCGACCAACATGATGACCTATGGCTCGGCCTCGGGCTATGGTGACGAGCACTATGATGGAATGGTTCGAGTCATCGTTGCCTATCGAAAGGAGATCGACCCGACCGACGAGGTTCCCGTCGTCACGCAAACTGTTTTCGCCGACGAGGTGGAGGGCGCGGCCTATCACAAGCCCGTTTCTTATGATGAAGGTCGTTATCCATTCGTTTGTATTACACGGGAAAGCCTGAATCATCGCCTGCTGGACTCAAGGGGGTACCCCGAACTTTTGAAGGATTATCAAATTGCCGTAAAGACCGAGATGGACGCTCGGCGTGACAGAGCGAGCATGAGTACGGTTCCTCCTGTCGAATATATGGCGGGAAAAAAGCCTTCGGCGATTGGCCCTGGCAGTCAAATTCCCGTGAGGCGACGGGGAGAGGTTGGATTCATGGAGATCCCTCGTTACAGCCCCGCCTCGATGGAGGTGGAAATGCAACTGAGGCAATTGGCCAACCGCATCGCCGGTCGGGCCACTTCGGACGCTGATGCGGTGGAGGCGAATACCATTAGACAAAACTTGGTCAATCGCTGGCTGATGGGATGGAAGCAAATCTTGAAGCGCGTATGGTGCTTGGACAGGGCATATGCGGGTCCAAGCGTATGGTTTCGGGTTACTAATAATGAGCAGGGTGCGACTCTCATAATGGACGAGACAAGCGAGCTCTATGATTTCAACATATCTTGGAACTCGATGAATGCGGACGAGTCGAAGGTGATCGAGAAATTGGATACGGTGGGCAAGTTGATGTCGCAATATGATCGAGGGGGCCAAGCCCGCTTCGACATCTATTTGCGGAAGGTAATTGAGGCCATCGACCCGAACTTGGCCAATCAATTGATTGCCCCTCAACAGGAGGCAACGGACAAGGAGATCAAGGAGACTTCGGCCGACATTGCAAAGATTGCATCGGGTCAGGTCGTCAATGCACCTCAAAATTCTAATTCTCAACTCCGTTTGCAAGTCCTCCAACAATACGTCCAAGGGACCGAAGAGATCCCCGCTCAAGACGTTCAGGAAAGGCTCCAACAGGACGAAGGATTCGCCGCTCGTATTAACCAATACGTTCAGGCTCTCGAGTTTCAACAGCAACAGCAACGCAATGCTCTGACGGGCCAATTGGGCGTAGCCCCTGGCAACGTACCTGGCTCGAGCATGGCGGCGTAAAGGAGAAAAACAATATGCACGGCAAAGGAAAATGTGGAATGAAAATGCCTAAGAAAAAAGCACCTAAGAAACGCAAAGTGGTACGCAAAGTAAAAAAGGGTAAGGGCTATTAAAGGAGCCAAGCATTACACTCGGGACGGGAAGGCTTGGAACCGAGGGATGCACAAGATGAAGAATGGCGTTTTGCATTCGGGCAAGACTCATACCGCATCGAGCAAAAAACTTTTTCACTTCGGCCAACTATCCGACAAGGCGAAAAAGACGGCTCGTACACAGCGAGGTAAATAATGCCAGCGGGAAAGCCGAGAAAAGTAAACAGCCCTCGTCGAATCCGTGCGGGTGAGCCTGGCCACGGAAAGAAGAAGTTCGTCGTCTTGGCCTCCGAGGGCGGGAAGACGAAAACGATTCGATTCGGCGATGCCAACCTATCAATCAAAAAGAGCATCCCCGCTCGGAAGAAAAGCTATTGCGCGCGGAGTGGGGGAATCAAAGGAAAGACGAGTAAATTGAGCGCCAACTATTGGTCTCGAAAAGCTTGGAAGTGCTAATGCCAAAAGACGCCTGCTATAAAAAAGTAAAAGCTCGAGTAAAGGTTTTCCCTTCTGCTCGGGCTTCTCAACAGATTGCCAAATGTCGAAAGTCCAAGGGCCAGGTTCGCAAGACCAAGGCGGGCTCTTCGTTAAAACGATGGGGAGCCGAGAAGTGGAAAGACACTCGAACGGGCAAGCCGTGCGGGCAGGGCAAGGCGAATGAATATTGCAGGCCGACCAAGCGAGTCTCGAGCAAGACCCCGAAGACGAAATCCGAAATGAGCAAGAGCCAATTGAAGAGAAAGAAGGCCGAGAAAACCAAGGTTGGCATGGGCCGCCGAGTAACCCCTGTAAAAAGAAAAAAATGACTTTAAGCGAAGCAATACTAAGCCTCAAAGGCCGAGACGATTTTCAAGTTGTCCGACGGTTTATTGAGGAGCAAAAGGAATTTTGCCTGTCGGATTTCCAAGATCCCGAGTTAATTGACAACCCAAGCAAGCTTGCTCGGTTGGCGGGCGAGATCGGTGGCTTGGTCCGCATCGTGGAAGCTTTGAAAGATCCCGATGAATCCGACCCCGCATGAACAGTTCAAGCGAGCCCATCGGGCTTTGTTGAACCGTTGGGTCGAAGAGTCTGACATTGAAGACGTCGAGTTGGCCAAAATTGCAGTCAATGATTTAAACGAATGGCTCGACGAGGAGGAGATTGAGTTCGAGGCGGATTTCGAACTCGACGATGAAGCTTAACAGCATTGTCCTCGGGGCATTATACGAATCCGAGTTCGAGGCTGAAGCTTTACGCCGTGGATTCGTACCTCATCGACCGGCCTATCCTGCGCCTTGGGACTTTCTAGTCGATTGTCCAAAGGGTATTCTAAAGGTTCAGGTCAAAGGGACTTCGGCCAGCGACCAGGACAATTCGTTTAAGATCATGACAAGCGTCGGGTCCAAGAAGAAAAGAGCAATCGGGGAGGAAATCGACGTGATTGCCTGCTGGGTGGACCCCGTTCGGGTTTGGTACTTGATTCCGACCTCGAGCAAACCATCGGTCACCATCCGATTGTTCGCCGCCAACCCTCGATCTTCGAGCAAATACGAAAAGTATCGGGAAAATTGGTCGCCCTTTTACGGCCACGGGTAATTTTCCCGACCTCTTGCGAAAATTGGAATTGGCGGACCATCAGGCCCGCAGAAATCCAAGAGAGTGCGAACTCTTCAAACGCAGGAAAATATGGCAGAGACAACGACGACCGAGGCTTCGGGTACAACAACGGAAGCAGAAACAGAAACGCAGGGACCAATCACCAACCTTGAGCAATTGACGGCATCGTTCGTCGAGAAAGTCGAGGAAAGTGAGGAAGCCCAACAGGAAGCCGAAGCTTCGACCGAGTCCGAGACTCAGCCCGAAGCAGATGCGGAATCCGACGAGAAGGACGTTCTTTTACAGTCAACCGAAGAGGAATCGGAAGAGGAATCGGAGGAAGTAGTTGAGGAGGAGGAAGAGGAAGAAGCTGAAGAGGCCGAAGCCGAGCCACCCAAAGCCGTAGGCAAGTTGCTCAAGCAAGTTAATAAACTGACTGCCCGAGCAAAATCCGCAGAGGAAAATGCCGAATCTTTGAAGGCTGAGATTGAAGCTCTGAAAGCCAATCCGCAATCCACCACTGAACAGGCAAAGCCAGCACTCGAGGAGGTCAACACCTTTGAAGGTTTGGAGTCCTTGAGAAAGGAAGCCCTGGCGGCCAAAAAGTGGAGTCTCCAACATATCGGGAAAGACTATGTCGAAGTAGACGGGAAGGAATATTCGGATGATGACATTCGGGGAATCCTAACCCAAGCCGAAGACTACTTAACCGAGAAGATCCCCGAGCGAGCTCAACATCTTCAGTCTCAAGCCCAATGGGCCGAAGACACTCTAGCAACTCATCCGTGGATCAAGGAAAGCGAAGGCTTTGAAAGTCGGAAAGAAATTTTCGACCAAATCAAAGGCCAATATTCAAACATCCTTGGATCTCTCCCGAACGCCGATTTTGTGGCGGCCACCCTTGCAAGAGGAGTCGAAGCAATCCAGGCGGAGAATGCGAAAGCGAGCAAGCCACCGGCCAAGAAAAGAAAGGCCAAAGCCCCGCCGCCAAGCCAAATCGGAGATTCAAGCCCACCCGTTCAAACGGCGGCCACTCGAGCGACTGTAGAAAAATCGAAGATCTTGGAGCGTAAACGACTCTCGGAATCAGATCTTGCCGCATTTCTTGCGGACTAAAATTTACAAAACTTAAAATAAAGGAATATATAAAATGGCTATTGCAACGTCGTATAACGTGTTGAGCACCAAGGGTGCACGCGAAAATTTAGAATCGGTGATGAAGACGGTTTCTCCACAGGAGACCCCAATTTTCAGCACGATCCCACAATCCGCCGCTCCCAAAGCGACTCTTAACGAATGGCTCGTCGATTCTCTCGCCGATCCTGCCGCCTCTTCCGCCGCAACAAACGCCGACGGGGTTGACATCACTTTGTCGAACGCCGCCAACTTGATTGACAGTCGGGCTAGACTCGGCAACCGAGTTGCCACCCTTCGGGACATCTTCGCCGTTTCTCGTCAAGCTGAGATGGTTGACGTCGCTCCAGGTGGTTCACTCTTCGCCGCATCCAAGGCCAAGAGCTTGATCCAACTCAAGAACAGTCTTGAAGTGGCAATCGCTTCGAATAACGATCAGGCCGCTGGTACTTCAGGCGGAGGAGCCACGATGTGCGGACTCGGCATTTGGTCCGACCCAACTGCAACAGGCTCGACCTTCGACACGTCCCTCAAGCAGGGCTTCCGTGCCGTAAGTGGTTCCCGAGTATCTCTCGCATCCTTGACCGAATCTGCTTTTCGTGGACTCCTTCAAGCCGTGTACACCGCCGCAGGGTCCAAGGGTAGTTTCCGACTTTTCGGTGGCCCTTCAGTCGTAAATAAAATTACCGACTATACCCGCTCGACAACTGCAAACAGCGATTTCAATTTCAACCAGGACGTCAAGGACGGCATCTTGAAATTGAGCGTCGTAACGTATATCTCGGATTATGGGGAAGTCTCAATTATTCCATCTCTGTGGAACGGACGTCGCGATGCAGGGGCAAGCGGAACAAGTACCGCTCTCGGTACCGTCAACACCGACAGAGGTTACTTGCTTCCTGCCGACGACACCGTGTCCCTCAAGTTCCTCGAAGGGATGACCATTCAGGATCTTCCTGACAACGGAGCCGGGCAACGCGCCTTCTCCGAGTGTATGGCCACCATCAGGGTTTCCAACCCTCGGGCACTTGGTTCAATCGTTTAATTTTCGCTATTGTTATTAGCGTTTTATTGGTTGTGTTTTGGGGGAGTCGGTTCAGGGGTCCGACTCCCCCTTTTCTTTTTTAAAAGATGAGTCTTAATATAATAGTAAAGGGTGGAAAGCGAAGTGGTGGAACGTCGGCCGAAGAGATGGCCGCCTATCTTGCCAAACGAGTAGATCGGCAAGCCGAGCAAGAAAAAGCGGGCTACCGAGACAGGGCATTGAAGGCTCGCAAGTATGGTCAATCGGTTGGCGGCGGGAAAAACTTTCGTGCCGTTCGTTCCGTAGATATGGCTACTTATATGCGACACGAACAGGAACGTCCTGGCTGTATGTCCGACCCCACGTATTCCAAAGACTTCGCCAAATCGAACCCCGAAACGGTAATCGGAAGCTAGATGAGAACGGTCACCTACGACGAACTAAAATCTCGATTCACTTCGGCCATCGGAGTGGATCAACTTTTGGCTTCGGAGGAGACGGCATTTAAGAACAGCTTGAACGATCGAGTCAAGGGGGCCTGGACAAGAGCCAAGTGGCCCGAGTTGATGACGGTCGTCGAGTTATCGGTTGCCGCCATCACAACGCCATTTAGTGCAGACAAAGCGGTTCAAGTTGACAACAGGAATGCAGGCGACTCGCTTGCTGTTTTGGACATCTTTGGAGTCTATAACAAAAACCCATACACCGACCGCACGGCCGTTCAACTCGATTATCGATTAGTCAATGGGTACATTGTTTTACCGGCCGAATCTTCGGCAACTTCAATTTTCGTAGTGGGCAATCAAGTCCCTCCAAGTGACTACGGAGTGGGTACGACAACCCTCCCTCGATTCCTCGAAAGATACCTCGTTTTAGCCTGCGTCTCTGATTGGTACAAGGCCGACGGAATGTTGGAAAAAAGCCTGGCCGAGGAGCAAATTGCCGAAGAAACCTTGGCCTTGGAAATAGATCGGGTCGAGCGCCTCGAGGGCATGAACAAAATCACAATCCAAACCTACCCGAGCTACACGCTTGGCGTTTCAATTCTTCAAACAACATAAATATCATGGGACTTAGCGGAGTAAATATATTAAACAGCATGGGCGCCAACGGTTGCGTCTATGTCAACGACACGGTGGCGAGGACAAACGGGACCGACGGCTTCACGGCGATCCAATTCACCGAGGACTCGGTCTTGGGTGCGATCACGGGCAAGATGGATGATTCGGCGGATCTCATTACCGATGCAACGGTCTTCGGCCAAGGCCAGGTTATCTATTGCCCTGCGACTTCGGTGACTTTGGCATCAGGTGCCTGCATTCTGTATAAGGGTTAGAATAAAATGCCTGTTTTAGGGGTACTACTACACATCGGTGACACCGATGCCGACGGGGCAGTCGGTCCACCAATCGACGGGGCATTGCGGGCTGAACAAAGCCCATTTTTAAATTGCGAGGACGGGAGCATTCTCGCCTTCGACTAAAGGACAAATAAATGGCTAACAAAAAGATTTCAGCACTCACTTCGCTTGGCGGCACACCCGCCAATGACGATATAATTCCAATCACCGATATTTCGGACACATCAGGGTCCGCCCAAGGGACGACTAAAAAAGTCACGGTTGCGAATTTATTGGCAGGCGCTTCAGCCCCCGTCACCTCGGTCAACTCATTGACGGGCGTGGTTTCAATCGATGCGGGTAACTTGGCCGACTTTAACTTCGACGGAAATGCGATCCTTGGATTTGATGCGACCCTAAACGATCAAACGGGTACGGCCTATACTTTGGTAGCCGCCGATGCAGGGAAAATTATAACTTGCAACAATGGCTCGGCCGTGACGGTCACCGTCCCTTCGGGCCTCGGTGCGGGTTTCACTTGCTCAGTCATCCAAAAGGGAGCGGGCCAAGTCACTTTCACCGCATCATCGACTACGATTAACAATCGGCAATCGCATACGAAGATTGCCGGCCAACATGGAGTCGCATCTTTGATCGCTACGGCCGCCGATGTTTTCGTTTTAGCAGGAGACACCGCGAGCTAATGAGTTTGGTTTTACCAACATTCAGCGGGTTCGTTCAGCCTGCGGGCGGAGGCGTTTTTTCAAATATTTTGTCAGCGGCACTAGACGGTACGAATGATTACCTGGATTGTGGCACGGTCAGCACTTTAAGCTCGGCCTCAACTTTTTCCGTCTCAGCTTGGTATAAAAAAGCATCAGCAGGTGACGATGGTTTGATTATTGGATCGGGGACGCTCACTACTCCAGCAGAACGCTTCTACATTGAGCATTTCAGTAACAACACAATTTACGTAGGCTACGACACTACCTTTGCTTCGTTTTCGGCAACTGCCGATACCGATTGGCACCACGTAGCTTATGTTCGAAGCAGTGGGACGCACAAATTGTATTTTGACGGAGCCGATACGAGTTTGGGCGGCACTCCCGCATCGACAACGAGTTCGCCTCTTGGCAACAACTTTTTTATCGGGGCGTTGACGGGTTACGCCGCTAGGTTTCAAGGTATAATTGACGAGGTAGCGGTGTTCAGTTCGGCCCTTTCCGCCTCCAACGTAACCGCAATATACAACAGTCCCGCTAAAGTACCAAACGATTTAGGACGCAATGGATTAAATTTAAATCCTGTTCATTGGTGGCGTATGGGTGATGGAACAGGTGACACGGACTCAGGGGGCGGCGCACCCGCAAGTGGCGATACAATCGGAACCGTTGTTAATCAAGGATTGGGTAGTAATAATGCGACTAATCCGAATGGAGCGACTTATTCATCCACTGTACCATCTTAATATTATGAGCAAAAATTACGTAATCATCGACGCTTCGGACGTCTCCTCAATCGACTTCAGCGAAGTCATGGAAACCTCGGCCCAAACTCTTAGGTACAATATCGACCCCGCCCGAACCAAGACTTTCGTGAAATTCGAAGGATCGACCCCAAGCTTCCTCGAAGGCAAAACTCAATACGATCATTCGGAAATTCTTACTATTCTCGCAACGGACGAATGGACCGACCCAAACCCACCAGGTGGATGAAGCGATGCCACGCCATTCTTGCAGTCGATGCCATTTTGCTCCTTGTCATTGTGATCCTGTCGGGATGCAAAGCCTCGTCCTGGTATCCTGCCATAGGCTCAGTGGCAGGCGGGGCAAGCGGTGCAATCGCTGGGCCGATGGGGGGCGCGGCTGGCGCGGGTCTCGGGTATGGTGCGGGAAAAACAGCCCAAATGATGACGGAGAACGAGGATCTCAAGCAAACCGTGAGTGCCTTATCTCACGGCGATGTTTCGGCCTTGGTCGCGCAGGGCATGGAAAAGCATCAAAGCGGATTCGAGGAATTTACGAGCTACATAAAAAAAATTTTGATCGTAGCGGCTTGCGTCTTGGGAGCGTATTTGTGTGTGCCAATTTTCGTAGCCCGCAAGACAGCAGAAACTTGTTCGAAAAAACATCTCACCCGTCCTCCTTTTCCAACGAATGAAAAACTTTAAGACGTTACTCTCTCTTTACTATGGAATGACGAAGCAAGGCAAAATGGTCACTTGGTTTTGCATAATACTCATCGCAATATTAGTCCTCGATTGGCTCTTTTAAATGATTGATCGAGACTCATTGTTTGGAATCGGCGGGACTCTCGCCACTTTCTCGGGTTCGCTTCACGAAGTGATCGGAGTGGTGGCCGGTAGCCTGACCATCATTTTCATGTCGGTAAAGATTTGGCAGGAGATCCGCAATCGGAAGAAATGACGAAGTATCGGACATTCGGCAAGCTCGACGATCAATTCGTTACCGAGGGCGATACTTTCTTCACCCGAATGAATGCCCGCTTGCGCCCGAATCAACTTCAGCCAGGCGAGGTTGCCTTGTCCAAGAACGGAAGGATGAATGAGGACGGGACTTGGCAAACGAGGAAGGGACTTTCGACTTTATTTGGATCGATTACTTCAGGCAACGATGCGATCCGCTTGCCTTGGGTGGCCCTATCTGCACAACGTCAATCGGGAGTCGTTACCATCGTTCTGAACGCCAAACCAAGTCTCAGCTTTATACCTGGCGATAATGTGACGGTGGCCGACATTCATTCGTCAGTCAATGGGACTCATGTTTTGGCCTCGGTCAATTTTAACACGAATGCGATCACTTTCGCCAACGCTGGCACGGACACCACCTTCACGGTCCAAGGCGAGGGGGTAGGCAATACCTCGGTCGTCCAAATGGGCAACTCGATTACGACGACTCTTAATTTCGTACTAGCCGACGATGAGATAAACGAAGTTTATGGATCTGCCGTTTACTCGGACCCGAACAGTAAT